CGCTGCGATGGGTTGAACCGCCCGGGCGAAAGCCGGCACCTCGCCGACCTTGAGCGGCGTGAGTTCGATGCGCTCGCCTGCGATCTCGACGGACACCGGCACCGGCGGCAGTGCCGCGAACGTGTCGTCGCCCATCACAGCAGCACGATCCGACCGAATTGGCCGAGCGCACCAGCAGCCGGCTTGGTGAGATCGGCCAGCACCTGCCCGGACAACTCGAACTTCATGAGTTCGGTGCCGATCACCGACAAATCCTTGGCCGGATTGATGGCCACCCGATAGAGGTCGATCACGACTTCTTTGTTGGCGTCCGCCGTATTGAGTCCTTCGAAGCGAACCCAGCGCTCGGGCAAGGGCTGCGTGAACATCGCCGTAACATTGGCTGCGCCGTAGCTGTAGCTGGCCGTGATCGCACCCGTCACGCCGGTGATGTCGGTGAACTGGATGGAACCATGCTTGGCATTGACCGTGTATTTGCCCGCTGCCACGGTCGTGGCCCCGGCCTTAATCACCACGGTGGAGACGTTCTGCTTGCCGAGCAAATAGAGTTTGCCGAGTTCCGCTGCCGCGATGACCGGCTCGTCGGTCACAGTGCCGGTGGTAACCGTCGTGGTGGATCCGTAGAGGGAGAGTTCCAGGTTCGTCTGGATCAGTTCCTCCAAGGTGCAAGCGAACTCCCCTTTCTTGGTCTTGATGAGTTGCAGATCGGTCAGGCGCTGGCCGGATTGGGACTCCTGGTGTTCCAGGGTCTCGACGGACAGCGAAACCTTCAGATCAGGCACGTTACCGACGAAGGCAAGGCCCTGCGGGTTGCCATTGGTGTCACGCGCGCCGATGAAGACGCGACCTTGTCCGGAAAAATAGGCCATTGCTTACTCCTGAGTGGGGTTGGATTGCTTGCTGGGTTTGGTGGCATGGGCCATCGGTTGGGCACTACCGATTTCACACAGCCAGTGCGCGATGTCATCTGCCAGGTCGATGACATCGCCCGGGTTGCGCTGCGTGCCAGCATGTTCGTGAGGTTTGCTGAGCATGACTTCCATGGCCTTATCCCTGCGCCGTGAGGTCATGCACCAGGGTGCGGAACGTAAGCTGGTATCGCGCTGGAATAGCAGCTACCGTGGCATCGGCGTCCTCCACATCCCACTCGCAATCGAGTTCCTGCAACCCCAGACACAAGCCGCCAAAGTTGACATCGGCAAACAGCGCAGCGTGTGCGGCCACCTGGAGGCGATCGGCAATGGCTTCGGCGGCTTCACCGTTGGTTTCGCGAGCCATGGCGACCAGGCGAACGACGAGATGGCGCTCGATGCGATCATTGGCCCGCTGGGCAATGGACTCGGCTTCAGGGAAGAGCAGCAAGGCCGGACTCGCATCGCGACTGATCGCCGTGGTGGGCGAGCGTTTGATTTGGGCGCCTTGCGCTGTCGCCAAAGGCATCAGGCGCGTGACGATTTCCTGCAGCAGCCGTTCGCGCAGTGATTTCATGTGAGGTTTCCTTCAACGATTATTCAGATTTGCATCAGGGTGGCGCGGCACTCCGAGCCATCACCGACAGCCCGGACTTCGCGGACCCGGTAGGTCACGCCGCTGATCACAAGTTCATGCCCGCTATCCAAAACAACGCCGTCGGCCGGATAACGGATCGCATAGTCAGCGGACAGGCCCAGACCATCGAGCACCTCGACATCGGGCGCACGGAAATCCACCAGGACTTCTGCACCCCCGATGACGGCCGGCGTGAGCAAGCCAGCGCGCCCGGCTGCCGCATACAGGTCAGTCAGGGCGGTCATCAGGACATCGTCAGCTTGACCAGCACGCCGGGGCGATGGCACATCGGCAGCGGATTCGACTGCGTATGCAGGTCCGTGCCGCGTTCGAACTTGCGGGAGTCCTGTTTCGCATACAACGGCTGACCGAGCGTATTGACGGTCTCGTTGAAATCCGCCGGTGCAACATAGGTGCCGAAGGTGTCGATGGTGCCGACCGGGAAAGCGTGCGCTTCGCCGGCCGCGATGAAGCGACGGGTCGCGCCGTTGCCATCGGTGGCCTGACCGCGATACTCCTCGAAGACGATGCCGCCGAAGGTGAAGCCAGCGCGCACGTCATCGCGCAGGATCGCCCCCTGCTGGAAGTTCTCGTAGGCTTTCTCGACCTTGGGATGGGCGATGAGTTTTTCGAAGAACTCCGGCGAGCACAGGCAGCGGACGTTGGTCATGAACTCGCCGCGCAGGTTCTCCTCGATGTGTGCCAGGGTATCGACGCACTTCTGACGGACGTTCGTGCTGTCCGTGGCCAAGGCGAAGTTGATCGTCTTGGGCGTGATGCCGAATTCGTCGTAGAGGTTGTAAAGCGTCGAGCCGTCAGCATCAAGGATGATGCCTTTCAGCGCACCCATGCGCAGGTGTTCCAGGGTGATCGCATGCTTGTTGCGCATGGTTTCCAGATGGCGGGCCATGACGCCGGCGACTGTCTCCAGTTCGGTTTCCGAACCGAAGGCGCGCAGGCCCTGGACTTCCTCCGGCAGTACTACATCGTCGTGAGGGATGTGGGGCACGACGAAGGAGCGCATCTTGCGCTTGTCGCGCTGGCCCACCGTGCCGGGGCTGCCCACCGGCAAGGTTGGCAGCAGATTCAGCACACCGTTCTTCTCCTCGATGAGGATCTGACGAAAGCGCACCGGCTTGACCGGAAACAGATTGAGAGACTCCAGCCGGCCATAGCGGTTCGGCAGGAGATTGATGGCGGCCGTAAGGTTCGCCATCGAGAAGGCGGGATTCGAGAACGGGTTCTGCATGAGATGGCTCCTTTAAACAGCGTGGCGAACGAGCACACCCGCTGCCTTGAGTTGGGCGATCGCGGCGGCTTTGTCGAGGGGGGTGATACCAGCCGGCCAGGTCAGGGCTTGATCGGCGACGACGGCATGACGGGCAATCAGAATCCCGTCCTCGCGATCGATCAGGGTGGCGTCAACCGAGGTGGCGAGAACGCCGACAGCGACTTCGGTGCCATCCACTGTGCCGAGCACGAGGTTCTGGCCGGCGGCGACCGTGACCTGATCACGCGAATAGAGATTGGGGGCTTCGTACTTGAGCAGATCGCCCAGATTGAGACCTTCGGTAATGACGGGCATGACTTACTCCTTTCCAGTGAGTTTCTTGACCGCTGCCATCAGCGGATTGGCGGCAGCTTGAGTGGGGACTGCGGCTCCGGCAGACGGAGCGATCGTTGATTGGATTTCCGGACTGTCGGCACGGCTGGCCAGCAGCGCTTTGCGGACCTGGCCTTCGGAAGCACCTTCCGCGAGGAAACGGGCCGTCAATTCCGGATGACCGGCGAGTTGGCACAGTTCGGCGATGGCGAGTGCGCTAGTTCCGCTCTCCGCATGGCGCGCTTGGGCATCAGTGGTTAGCACTTCACCGGTCACAGGGGTCTCCGATTCGGGCTCAGGAGCCTTTGCCGGTTCATCGGCCAGTGGCTTGTCAGTTGCGTCAGGTTGAGACATGGTTGAGAACTCCATGGAAGTTGAAGGAATTGATGCGATGGGTGTTGCCAGTGAGCGCGAGGAACTCGATACCGCGTGGCCGCGCGCCCGACGAGCCACCAGAAAACTGCCGAATTCGGCGATGACCGAATCGAGGCTGCCGACAGCATCGACCAGCCCGGCGCTAACCGCCTCCTCACCGAAATAGGTGCCGGCCTCGGTGGCACGCACCGCGTCGGCATCGAGCCGACGCATCGCAGCGACGTGAGTCACGAACAGGCCGTAGAGACGATCGACTTCGGCCTGGAGTCGGGCATGGGCATCAGGGCCGAGCTTTTCGTGGGGGGAGAAGTCGTTCTTCTGCTCTCCCGCCGTGATCGGGGTGTAGCGATAGCCTTGTTGGGCATCCCGAGCCGTTTGATCGACATGCATGGCAATCACGCCGATGGAGCCCACACCACCGGTACGGGTGACCACCAGGCGAGATGCCGCGCAGCCAATGGCGTAAGCCGCCGAGTAAGCCGCGTCCGACGCCACAGCCCAGATGGGCTTCACGGCATCGGCAGCACGGATTCGCTCGCCAAGTTCGAAGACGCCGCCCGCTTCGCCACCCGGAGAATCGATGTCGAGCAGGATGCCCTCGACACCCG